TAATGATTCTTGAGTTCTTCAAGATCCGTTATAAACGCTTGTGATATGAGGAGATCATCAATAGAGATAATCTTTTCGTTTGCCTTGATTTGGTTAGCACCAACTAGTGGGGTTCCCACTGTGTGATAGGCAGCTGTTGCTGTACCTAAAACTGGAAATTGGGCTGATTTACCTGAAGTAATAGTCCTAACAGTTTGCATTCTCTCGTTGAACACATTGTTCTCAGAGAAGGATGTCAGAACCTCGCCACTAAAAACCTTTAAGAAAAGGGCGTCGTAGCCAGTACCACTATTGTTAACCAGACCAAGGCGTGAAACTGTGGCGTTAGCCATAAGTTGTTCCTTGTGTTAATGAATAATTGATTAGCACTTCAACTGCCTTTCCTTTCTCAAGGTGTTATCCCTCGCAAGGGGCAACTTAATATTGAGAAAAACTTAGAAGTAATTGAATAATAACAGTTATTTAGATTTGCCAACACCACTAGCTTTCATAAGCTTGATGATATTCAAAGCAAATTGAATTAAACCATTGCTCTTTAGTTTGGATAAACCTACTATTTCAGAGCAAATAAAAAGCAGCCCCCATAACAGAGACTGCAAAGAAGGATCACCAAAATCCATATATTCTCCTTTTACCTAAGAGCTGAACCGTCAACTCTATCTTTGTTTTGTCGTGTTTTATTCCAAGCATTTACCTGTGCTGCTGTAACACCTGATGGTAAATAAGATTCATCACCACCTGAACTTATGTAAGCTTGAGCCTTCATCCTTTCTGCTCTACCAGTAGGAGACCACGGACCTTTGTTCTTTTTCTTTTTAAATCTTGAAAGTAAACCAGGCATAATTGTTACCTCTTAGTAGAAAAGACATCGCTATCAGCCATACGAGCATAGACGTTCTCTGTATAAGTCACATCCTTTCCATATCTAGGATCTTTCATAGCAGCTTGTACTTCAGCAGAAGATCTAAATGGTGTTGCACCACTTTGACCAGACTTACCACTTACTAAATCAGGTTCAGTTCCCATAGCATTTTTGTATTGTGAATAAAGACCTTGTACTCCCCACTTTATAGCGGAGGTATTTCCTTGTTCTAATAAAGAATTGAAATCATTTAAGTCTGATTCTGGTAAATTCTGAGTAGCCCAAGATTGAAGCTTGGTATATTCAGCATCACCACCAATAGCATCTTTAATAGATTCAATTTGTTGACCAGCTATAGCAGCTGCTCCTTCAGCATTACCTCTTAATCCATTGAGATAAGTGTCAACAATATTCTTAGAGAAACCTGCTTCTCCTAATTTGGAATAGTCATCTTCTGATATCTCACTAGTTTCTTGGAAACGTTTAGAAATATCTTGGACATCAATTCCAACTTCTTCTAATACTTCAGCTAAGCCTTCACCATAAAATTCCTTAGCATCAAATTCTGATTCTTCTTCAGTTGTTTCTTCTGTTGAAGCTTCAGTTTCTGATTCAGTAGTCTCTTCTTTTTGACCTAGCTTTCCTTCTAGTTCTTTATAAGAAGCAGCAAGATCTTCTACTGATTTAAACTTACCAAGAATAAGACCATCATCATCAGTCTCATTTTTAGCAAGAGTTTCTAAATCCTCTCTAGACATAGGAGGAGTTTCCTGTGTAGCCACTTGTAATTCAGCCATAAATTAACCTTTAGAAGTTACGATTTTGTTTCCTTTTCTAGTCTTGTATTCGACCTTTTGTGGTGTATCAGTATTAGGTTCAGGAGAAAGTCTACTGACTACAGCATTAGCTGAAGTATCTTCTACTGCTTTTGGTGTCTTTACCTTTGGTTCTTGCACTTTAGGCTTTTCAACCTTTGGTGTTTCAGACGGCTTCTGGGTTGGCATCGGTTTGCTCCGTTAGTTGTTGTGCTTGGGCATTGTTTTTAGGATCTAATAAAGGAGACCCTAAAGCAGCTGGCCCAAGATGTTGGATCAGCTGTTGTTGTTGTTGAGCTTGTAGCTCTTGTGCAATTTCTTCCTGGGACTTAACTAGGTTAGCTGTATCTATACCAATTGAGTTAGCTAATCTCTTAATTGCCTCATCTAAATTCATATATTGGCGCATAACATCTGGTCCTAATGCTTGAGAAATAGTACCAATAAATTCTACTAACTTAGCTCTATCGTTACCTCTACCAAGACCTTGAAGACCAGTAATTATCTTAGGTTTAACTATCTTTTCTGGAAGCTTAGGAACCTTACCACTACGAGTAAGCATATGCATTCTTCTCTTCAAATATTTATATTGAAATTCTTGGGTCAGAATACTGTAAATCCCGCCGAGACTATTTTCTAATTCATTTGCCATGATAGAAACTTCTGCTGCTGTCACTCTTTCTGCATCTCTTTGTACTGACCTAGCCATTAAGAAAGCATATTCAAGACGACTTTCTATACGTTGTATTAAAGAAAAACTAACTTGGAAGTCAGCACCTTTATTTACTTGCAGAACAGAAACATCATTAGCAGATCCTTCACGTATTGCACCATTAGGAGCCTTGGCTAAGGTTGCAGCTCTAGTAACACCATTAGGATTAACAAGAAATAATGTCTTAGCACTAGCAGCAGCACCTTCCAACATTGCTTGCATTAAAGACTCAAGACTAATTAAGTCGCCTTTATACTCAGAGACGTACGAATCCCCGTAATCAACTCCATCTCTTCTAGTCCAGCGTAATAAAATCCAAGGAGAGACATCAACTTTTGATTTACCGTCAGTACCAGGAATCCTTTCCCCTTTACATTCTTGGAACCAAGTAAAGTCATCACCATATCTTTTTATACATGTGTAGATATCTAAGTCTTCGTCATAATTTTTAGCGTCATAATTATCTTTCTTTTTAATTTGTTCTAAAAATTTATCTGGTAAAGCTTGAGGATTAACTGTCTCCTTTGTAATAATTTCTAAGACATTACCAACATCATCACGTTTACAAACATATCTATCTAAGTGATAAACCTTTAAACCTTTGTCAGTTAAATAAAGAAGAACGTTACCACCAACTATTAAATGCTTAAGGGCTTCAAACAAAGCAACCCTGTCATTAGATATTTCTATCTCATTCATCAATGCATTTTCTATAGTCTTTAACCCTTTATCTATTTCAGTTTCTAATCCTTCTTGTCCTTCCTGAAGCAAAGCAAGACTATCAATACTTAGTTTGAAGAAGGGCGTAGAAGGAGGTAGGAGAGCAATTAAGAGCTTGCTCGCTAAAGAATTTGTACCTCTGGCGCCGATTGCTTGGAAAGGAGTTTTTATCTTTGCGTGTTTACCTACAGTTGATTCCGGTATTAAAGAAGGAATCGTTAATTTAGAAGCATCCTTTGCTTCCCTTTCATAGGGAGCACGATCACTTACTAACTGTTCATATCGACCAGCAGCTGTTTGACTTAAAGCAAGATCCATGATTAGTACCTAAGATTTTCCATTGCTTTTAATGGAATCCTTAGTGAACCTATACCTGTATTTTTCCCACCACCACCAGAAAGGCTTGACTTCTTAGATCTACCTCTTCTGTTTTTACCAGTAGTTAAAGCACCTGCTGTCTTTTCTGGAGCAGGAGCCGTTGGCCTTGCATCTGGAACCTTTGGAATCTTTGGTTTTTTTACTAAGCACATTAGATTTGATGCTCCAAAACGTTAGCTAACATGTTATCCCTTTGACGTTGTTGTTGTTCAATCAAGTAATCAACAACAGATCTTTGACCTGCCCTAAACCAAATCTCTCTATCAGATAAAGATAAGTCTGGGTGTCTTTGTGGGTAATGACTGTCGAGAGCATTAAGCAACTCGTCAGTTAATACAGGGAAAGGGATGTGTTCAGATTTATTGTAGTCCACTTTAAGAAAGAGAGTATAGCAGAAATAAAGTTATGAATCTTCTGTTGATAGTAAATAGTCTATATACATTTTAGCTTTTCTCAAATCTTCTTTACCTCCTTTCTTGTACCAGCGTGAAATGTATTTAATAACATTGCCTTCACAGTACCCCATATTATTTTTCAATATGTAGTC